GAGCCAATGAAAGGCAACTCATCGTCCCACTGCATGAAGTACCCATTCTTGTAGATAAGACAGAGCAGGAGAGCATATACTGTGACAGCTTTACCACCTTGACGCTTGATTAACTTGCGAATGCGTATGTCTTGAAAGAAGTCTATATCAAAGGGGAAATACTCAAGCCCCGATTTTGCTATTCGTGCCATAGCCGTATTGATTAAATTTCTACGATTGATATTCCGTGGACATAGAGCATCAATTTTCGTTTGATTTTATACTCTTTTGTGCGGACTCCCTTTGTGTCCTCGACAACGGTCTTGCCGTCTGTGTTGTAGACAAAATCGGCATAGTAGGAACACTCCCTTTCCAAGAGGTTGCCGGCGGTGTCGCGTTGCGCAGGGATAAGCACATACTTTACTTGCTCACGGAGATTAGAGATAAGGCCGGCGCGTTGCATCAGCTTCAGTTCGTTGGCTCTGCTATGTTCCTTTTTGGAGTCGTAGCCGCCGGACTTCTTTGCACCATACTTGTTGCGTTTTTTTGTGGCCGGTGCAACGCGCAATGCCTTAAATTCGTCAATCGTCATAGCTGTCATTGTAAACTTTTAAAAAGTCAACAGGGATAAAACAGCCGATAGGGATTATCTTTGACTCTTCAATAAATGAGTTTATCTTATACTTAACAAAAGTCCGTTCTGGGTGTTTCAAGGACTCCATGAAACGCTCCTCCTGCTTGTCGCGAAGCCATTTTTCGATAAGCATATTAGCACGGACAGCGGAAACTGTCTGAACGATGAATGTGTGGTCTTCTTCTATGTCGCCTTCTTTGTCATCATGGAGGATAACATGAGCACCAATCTGATAGAATTTCTTTGTTTCCTTTTTATCATCGTCCTGCTGCTCATCATCGGGATTTCCTTTAGAAATATTGTCGCAGGTTGCCTCAACAAAATCTTCCATTGAAATATCACCTTTCAGATATGCAGCATCAATTTCGTATCTACGAGCTTCAGCGGATTTAAGGCGGTCTATAATAACCACACAATAATCCATTTCTTTGATATCCGAAATTTCAAAACCGCCTTTATAGTTTAGCTCTATGAAGTCCACCATAATCACCAATGCATTGGCAATAGAATTAGCATATAGAAGGAATGACTTGCGTTTTCCGTCAATCTTAGCCACAGCTTTGAATGGTAACAGTGAACGGTTCTCAAGTAACATACCCTGCCGGTTCTGATTAGAAACCTCTACTTCTTTAAGAGAACCCTCTTGTATCATGAAATTGATTGTACAGAGAACGTCTTGGCTGATATAGGTGCCACGTTCAAGCAGAATTTCGTTCCGTTCTATGGATACAACTTTGCCGCTACTCTCATCTACGAAGTCCTCGGTCCACGTTTTTAGGGCGCGACGAGCGACCCATTTACCGAGCATCTTTTTGGGGTCATCCGTTATATAGCGGATTTCCGTTTTTCTTGAGTCAATCATTGTTCATGCGATTTTTGAGTTGATTACTGAGTTTGAATTTCACAATGCGCTGTGCCGGAACTACAACCGTAGTACCAGCGTTGATGTTACGCGCCTTTTTCTTCTTTGTGGTTTTGACTTCCATCGTACCGAAGCCACGGAGATAGACGTTTTCGCCACGGTCGAAAGCGTCAGCGAGAATGTCGGTCACACCGTCTACGACATGGAGAGCCGTAGATTTCGGCAGGTCAGGGATACGCTTACAGAGTTCAACTGCGATGTCATTCTTTGTCATGATTAGTCGATTTTGAATGTTGTTTTTTAAGTTTTCGATTTATTTTATCTTTAAGTTGGCCTATTGCCCAAGCGTGGGTGCTGTTGCGCAGACCGTTCAATGACTTGTAATGCTCTATGGCAATATCGAGGCAGGACATTATGCGCTCAATATCTGAATTGCTGATTTCAACCATAGTCGAGGAAAGATTTTACAAGTTCATCGAAATACATCTTGTCGGTCGGTATATCATCATCGGATGCCATTATCTGATTGGCGATGCTCCGCTTTTTATGAATGATATTGTAGAGAACCGGGTCAATGGTACTGCGCCCGATGAGGTAATAGCAGTTCACGTTATTCTTTTGGCTGATGCGGTGGGCGCGGTCTTCGCACTGACAGCAATCGGCATACGTCCACGGAAATTCCACAAAGGCCACATTAGAGGACGCTGTGAGTGTCAGACCGACACCGGCAGCTTTGATGGAGCAGATTATCAACTGAGCTTCGCCGGACTGAAACGCATCGACAGCAGCCTGTTTCTCGGCAAGGCTATCATCGCCGGTGACACGGACGGCATCGGGGAATTGCTTTTGCAAAGCCTTGACAATCTCTTTGAGTGAGCAGAACACAATCAAAGGCTTGCCATTGGCAAGGAAATTGCGTATAAAGTCTGTTGCCTGTTTTACCTTACCTTTGGAAGCGAGGGAGCGCAGGGTCATGAACTTTACCAGAGCCTCCATGCGCATTTTGCGCCGGATGTCGCGGTCGGTACACTTGGTGTATTCGCGCAGATAGGCGGCGAGGTCGGCGGCAGCGAGGTCGTATTCATCGCGGTTGGATATTTCAACGTAGAGGTCGGTTCGCGTTTTGTCGGGGAGCTGCGTCAGCACCTTTGCTTTCTCTCGCCGTATCATACAGGTATCATACAGTTTGTCGGACAACTCGGATAGATTTTCATTCTCTCCGTAGTCGGCAAGGAATTTGCCACGGCTACCGAAGTCAGAGAGCAGTCGCCCCATGATGGCGAGTTGTGCAACGAGGTCTTGCGCGTGATTGACAACCGGGGTGCCGGAGAGCAATATGCGCCACTCCTTACCCTCGACAATGCCACGAGTGAACATTGTTTGCTGTGCCGTGGGGTCTTTGAGCCGGTGCGACTCGTCCATGATAACGGACTTGAAGATGTTGATGTCGCGGTTGAATACAACATCTTTGAGCGTGAATGTCTTGCCGCCCTTGATGTCCCACACAAAGAACTTTTTCAGACTCTCATAATTGACAATAGCAACATGGAACATACCCATGCCGAGGAGATACGGCCACGATGTGCGAGTGGCATTGTCAAGCACAAGAGCCTTTTTGTCGGTGAACTTCTCAAACTCACGCTGCCAATTTATTTTCAGCGAGGAGGGGCAGATTACCAAACAGGGGTAAGCTGAGGCAGTATCGACAATGCCGATAGACTGCAACGTCTTACCAAGCCCCGGCTCGTCACCAATTAACAGGCGGTGACGTTCGAGGCCGAACAGAATACCCTCACGTTGGTACTCGTATGGCTCTACTCGGAGGTTATGTTTTAACTCTTTCATATTGTTATTATTCACACAGTCCATGATACAAGGACACACAAGACATTATTGGCTCAGTATCGTCCCATAGTGTCGGTTGGTTTTCATTCCGAAGTACATAATCAGAAATCTCTGCGAATGTTGGTGCTCCATTACTATTCTGAATGCAGAACCTTGCTGGGATTTTCCCTTTGCAGAAGAATGATGCCTCTTTACCTTTATCGCGTGATAGGTTCACTTCATTTTCAAGGTCTATCACACGTTGTTTGTATCGTTCATCGCGTGCAACTATTTTTATTTCGCTCAGTCTCGCAAAAATGCAAGGGAAACAGCCAACCCTTGACGCTCCGCGTTCGTATAAGGGATTCGGGCGTTGACCATGAGACAGAATGTAGTCGATAACTTGTTGAGCAGTCCAATGAAAGATAGGGCGTAAAACTGATGCATCGTGAGTTTTGCACCACTCTTTTACATCTCGCTTCCTATACAAGCGTTTTTTGTGGGTGTCATCAAAATATTCACTGAAATACGAGCACTCAACATTAAATTTTGCTCGTTCTGCGCTTTCTTTTGCACGGATACCTTGAATTATGACAAGATGCTTATTTTGTTCAAGAATCCAGTCTATCATTGGCCATATTTTTAATTGCACAGTACACATGCGATTTTGCGAATCGGGAAACCATTTCATTCGTTTGCACAATCCGTACATACCATCAACAGACTCATTTTTGAGTATTATAAGGTCGACACCAAGTTTAGATGCTACCTCCTTTACATGAGAATATGTTTGCTCATGCTCCCACCTGGTATCACAGAAAACAGCCGTGACGTTATTAGCCCCGAAGTCTTCACAAGCTTTTATTAGACAGGCTTGTGAGTCCTTTCCTCCAGAGAACTGAACTATAACTTTTACTTTATTCATAATGCGAGGCACCAATATTGAAATGCTAATTCAAGATACTTATCTCTGCCACGGAGATACACCGGGTCGTCCCTGCGTATGCGTGTGGTAAATACGTTGCAGTTCTTTTTGCTGATGGCATAGATGAAATCGCAGTCGGAATGTGCGATGTCCATGTACCATGCGCGGCTCCTGTCCCAATCGAAGAAATCAACGGCATCATCAAATTCTTTTTGGGTTGCGGCTGAACAGGTTTTGAGGTCGCCACCAAATTTGTAGAGGTCAAGCCACCAATCCCACTTACAGCGCGTATCGAGCGTGAAAGGGAAGCCACCATACTCAAACGGCTGTGCTTGATTGACCATGTAGCGCTGTGTTTCGGCTTCAGCCAACACCTTTGCGAGAAAGGGGTCATGCCGAGCAGTCATACGCAGGGAGCGATACATTTCCTTTGCATGGCGAAACTCATCATCGGTGTATTGCTCATCATCTACCGTCAGTTGGTAGTAGTTCACTCGCTCCGGCTCGGTGATTATCGCGTCCACGAGATTGCCGAAGCGAAACGCGGCCTCCTTTACACCCGGCGGCATAGGCACTGGGTGTAAGAGGTTCTTTAGAGCCGTGAGGTCAGAGTTGCTGACCTCTGTACGGCTGTAATATGCGTCCGGGTTTTGGCTCATGGTTACTTGGCTTTAACCTCGTCCTCGTATTGGACATCAGCGATGAACATAGCGTTGTCTTTGGAGTTTGCGGCGGTATTGGCAAAGGTGATTTGCTTCTTAAACTCCTTGCAGAGTTCTTCTAAGGTCTTTGTGCAGCCCTCTTGTGACCACCAAAAAGCAACAATCTTCATGATGTCCTCGGCAGAATTGATAACCACCTTTTTCTTAACCTGTGTCTTAGGCTGATATGCCACAGGTGTAGCGACCTGTGCGCCGAAAAGACCGTCCATTTCCTGTTTCTTTGCGGCAAGCTGCTTTTCAGCGGCTTCCTGTTTCTCTCGCTCAGCGCGTTCCTTTTCCTTACGAGCGGCCTCAGCGCGTTCCTTAGCCTCCATTTCGGCCTTGATGCGGGCGGCTTCCTCGGCTGACGATTTGGCGATGCGCTCAAGCTCCTTTTTCTTTGAGGGCATACGGTCGAGAATATCATCGCGTATGCTTTGCACCTCAAAAGGGAATTGCTCCTTGAAGCGATTGACGAGGCCGGCCATCACGTTGGCTTGTATAGCGCGGCATTCGTCCGGGGTAAGTTCGACAGGACGATGTGCGCCGCTTATTACCGTCTGACACCATGTTGCAGGAAGTTCGCAACTGAAATTCTTGATGCCATCGTAGACAATCTCGTAATTGTCGAGGCTTATCTGCTTATCCATGTCGGTAAGCTCGTTGATGCTCTTATTGACAAGAGCGTTGAACTGGCTTACATAGTCGTCATTGACATCAGCGCGATAGCGAATTTTGGCATTCTCCTTTGCCTGTCGAGCGGCATCTTCGCGGCGGCGGCGATCCTCCTCCTCATGCTTTTTCTTGGCATAGGCATTGCGGTGGGCTTGCAGTTGATTGGGGATTGAGTCTGCTTTGGTGGGGTCTACATCATTCTCCATTGAGGTGTAGACCTTACGGATTTGGTCAAAGAGCTGCGTAACAGGAGTGCGCTTGCCGTTCATCTTCTTGACGGTCAGCTTTGCTTTTTCGATGAACTTGGCTATCTCTATATCGAGAGCGTCTGTCATGCCCTCCTTTTTTACCCGGAGCAACAGGGCGCTGCCTACTTCAAGGCACCGGGTATGAGATAATTGGTTCTCGCGGTACGACTGTGGAGCGAGTTCGGCAAGGGTCTGCACGTTTTTCTGCTCGAAGATTGTTAATGCTTGGGTGTTATCTGCCATGATTGATATATTTATGGGTTACACGGTTTTGTTTTAGCGTATTCGGTGATGATACCAAGCCGAGTGCAATAGTGTCCGTTGAGAGTGTTACGCACAAGCGGACACCCACTGCAAGGCTTGATGTTGCTTTCAGAAGCCTTCCTCATCATCAGTGTTTACAGTTACGCCCTGTGGAGGCTCGTTGTTACCGAATGGCTGAGGCGCA